CATGAATGAATATTCCTGTGGACGTGCATGGCTAGTAATCATGCTCGAGTTTTGGTTTGCCCAGTGAATTTTATGACCACGCTCTTTTGCTCTTTCAACTGACTCAAATGGGCAGTTACAATTATCGATTGCATATCCAACAACACTGCCTAAAGTGTAGAAACGATGCAGAGTGCCGTGGTTTCTTGACTCAAATGCTATCGCTATAACATCATTTTCTTTGTACTCACCTTTGCCTTCAAAGATTTTGTGCGCTGGGCTCTCATATTTTACTTCACGTTGTGCCATTTTTTAGTTCCTTTCTAAGTTGATAAGGTATTCTATCTTTTCCTACCAGAGAAGTAAAGAGAAAAGAAACACACGAAAACAATAGGTTGCACGATTTATGAAAGAAAGTTCCCGATGTGCGGTTTCGGTTACCGACTGTTTTGCTGTTAGGTAACGCTTGCAACTCGTTGTAATTTATATGCAAAGTGCCTTCCGAAACCGACGTTACCGAACATTCGTGAATTCTGAAGAATTATTTTTCACCTCGAAATCCTAGCCTCTATATAGTCTGGGTAATTTCCTAGACCGTGGTCAAAAACAACTCTCAGTCGGTAACGTCGGTTTCTCGGTTACAGCTTTGTTTTTATTTAATAAGGTCGGTAATGCTAAAAAATTAGTTTACTTTTAAAGTTTAAAAAATTACACTGAAATTTCTAATATTGAGAAAGGAATGGCGATGCGGTGTATAGATTGCGACGAAAAAACAACTCGAGTTTACAGCTCCGGAAAAAACAAAGAAGGCATTAGCTATCGCTTTCGAGTTTGTGTANTTTGCGGTGTTAGGTTTAAAACTGAAGAAGTTGTGATGAAAAGANTAGGCAATATCAAAGAAGATCCTGAGGCAGAGAGAACTTTGAATGCTAAGATAAATGGCAACCTGCCTATCGAGAAAATTAGATACAACGCAATGNTNGAGCCAATACCTATATTGGACAAGGATGTAGACCTGTGAAAATAAACCTTTTAATTTTTGTAAAAATAAATTAGAATAATTTTCACGATGAGAAAGGATAAAGAATGTCTAAAGTTTATGTGGTAACGAGACCACGAGAAAACAAATTCGGCTGGACTCCAGACCTGACCGATGCCACACGTTATGGCTCGCTTGAGGTTGTCTTTGAACCAAACGAAAGACCACAGTTTTTACCTAGTCCTTCAATACAAAAGGCTAGACGAGTAATGAAAGACTTCTCCGCAGAAGATTATCTTCTGTGGCCAGGAGGTGGTGACCCCATAGCTGTTATGATTGCTTGCATGATTGCATCTGAAATGTCACCAGTAGTGCGTGTCCTACGTTGGGAACGCAATAAAGACGAAGGCGAAAGGGATAGACGCAAAGGTTGGTATATGCCTGTCGCTTTAGAAATGAGAAAGGAAAGTAATGACTATAGATCTGCTTGAGGATGTAGCACCTTCATCCAACTCAATAGGTGCAGTGGCTGATATGGCTCAACAAATGTTTGATCTCGAAGGAGAGATAAACGAGTTGTCCGAGCTGTTGAAGCAAAAAAAGCAGAACCTGACGAAGTTGGCAGAACAGGACTTGCCCGATTTAATGCAAGAACTGAACGTCAAAGACTTCACTCTTAACAATGGTGCTAAGGTTGAAGTCCAAGATGTAACTTCTGGTTCTATCCCGTCTGCTGGAGCTATTCAAAAAGCAAAAGGAGACGATAAGGCTGAACTAGAAATGCGTCAACAACAATGCTTCGATTGGTTGCGAGCTAATAAGGCTGGCGATTTAATCAAGAGTAATGTTGAGGTTCAGTTCGGACGAGACGAAGATCAAGCATGCAATAACTTTACGGATGAGTTGCGTGAACGAAATCTTTTTTATCGTCGTGCAGTCGGTGTCCACCATGGGTCGCTAAACTCTTTTATTCGAGAGCGTTTGACTGATGGTAAGGATGTCCCCCAAGACCTATTTAAATTATTTATGGGTCGTAGAGCCAAAATCACAGGAGGTAACAATGGCTAAAAATGAAGTACAAGTGAAAGAAGAAAGCAACGTGGTTGCGTTTGATCCATCCATTCTATTAGAGGATGCTGGAACAGCAAGTGAAAATATGACTGCGGATGATATGCTCATCCCTCGTCTTAAAATACTACAAGCTCAATCCCCTCAGGTCAATAAGGCTGATGGTGCATACGTTAAAGGTGCCGAGGCTGGTCAGATATTTGACAACGTAACAGGTGAGCTAGTCGATGGTGAAAAAGGAATGACTGTTGTTCCTGTTAGCTATCGTAAAACATACCTTGAGTGGACTGATGATCGTAAGTTGGTCGCAGACCATGGGTTGCAACCTGCAAACCTGAGCATGTGTGTACAAGACGATCGAGGCAAACTAAGGACACCCGACGGAAACCAGATGTCATTAACAGCTGAATATTTTATTTATGTTGTTGGTGATGATGGTAATTTTTCTCCTGCTATATTATCAATGAGCTCGAGTGGAATTAAAAAAGCCAAGCGTTGGAATTCTATGATCAATCGTTTGCAAATTCCTCATCCCTCAGGCAAAGGCACAATAAACCCAGCTATGTTTTGGACTGCCTATAACCTGACGACCACACCTGAACAGAACGATATGGGTTCTTGGTTTAACTGGGAAGTTGAAATGATGTTCGATGCGAAGTCTGGTGGTATTATACAAAACCTAGACCAAGGTCAAAACATCTATCTTGAGGCACGTGAGTTCCGCAAGAATATCCAGAGCGGTGAGGTAAAAGTTCAACCTGATGCTTCATCTTCGGATGAAGTTCCTTTCTAATAATGATGTAATGTAGCCACCCTATATTACATTGTTTAGGGGAACAGCTCATGTGGGTTGATGCTGTTCCCCGACCGACTTTTAGAAAGGAAGAGGCATGGAGACCGAAAGATTTATGAAACTGTTCAGAGGGTTCGAGCTTGCCCATGGACAGTATCGAGTAAATAAACAAGAAGCCGATGGCAAGATGTCTGGTCGAGCAGTCACTGTCAGCGAACCTGCAACCGAATTTAATTTTAAAGAACACCTGAGTGGTGGCGAATATATTTTAGGAGTTATTCCTCTATTACAGAATAACAGCTGTCACTTTGGCGTTATTGATATTGATATTAGAGGGGATGTTAAATTAAATGAAAGTCTTGAAAGCCTCGAGAAAAAGATTCGTGATACTCCTTTGGTGCTGTGTCGTAGCAAGTCTGGCGGTGCTCACTTGTATCTTTTCTGCAATCCTGCCATACCTGCTATTGATATGGTCAGTAAGCTAAATGAGTTTGCTGCATTATTAGGTTATGGTGGTTCGGAAGTTTTCCCTAAACAAATATCCAGAGCCAACGAAAGAGACCGAGGCAACTGGATAAACTTATGTTATTGGGATGGTGATAAAACCGAACGCCATGCAATCCATAAAGGCAAAAAGCTAAACCTAAAAGAATTTGTTGAGCTCGCTGAGAAAAAATTAACGACATTCGAAAAGCTGGAAACTTTTACTCCCGACCTAGTTGACCACTTCGCCGATGGACCACCATGCTTGCAACACATAATGACGATGGGCTTTCCGGAAGGTGGCAGGAATATATCCTCTATTCAATGTTGGAGTTTATTTCCGCAAACGTAATCCCGACGACTGGCAAGAAGACTTAATGAAGTTCAACTATGAACACCTCCCCGAACCTTTACCGATGGGTGAGGTTAACGGATTAGTTAAGTCAGTCAGCAAAAAAGAATATGCCTATACCTGCAAACAAAGTCCAATATGCAACTATTGCGAAAAGTCTAAATGCATGAAGCGAGACTATGGTGTCGGCAGAGTTGGCGGTGGGTTGTCGATTGAGGTTGACGCAATAACGAAATACGAAACCGAAAATAGGCAGTCGGTGCGTTGGTATATAGAGATGCAAGGTGAGCGAATAGAAGTTACAACACCTCAGCTTCTTGACCAAAGACAGCTACAAAAGATTTGCGTCGAGAAACTTAATAAGTGTCCTAGCACAATGCCATCCCAAGCATGGGAACAAAGAATAAATCAGCTATTAGAAAATGTTGAGGTTATAGTAGACCCAGACGATGCTTCCCCACAAGGTCAGTTCGAGAAAATGTTAGACAGCTTTTTAACAGGAAAAGTACAGGCTCGCCAGAAAGACGAGATTATGAATGGTAAGCCATGGCACGACTCAGACGAAGCCAAGGTTTACTTTAGGTCAGAAGACCTATTCATTTATCTAGAGGCTCGCAGGTTTAGGTTCACAACTCAACACCAAGTCTGGTCTTGGCTCAGGTTATTAGGTGGCGACAGGAAAACATTTAGAATAAAAGGCAAGCCAGTTAAAGTTTGGTCTGTACCTGAGCCAGAGTTTTTCGACGACGATGAACAGCTCGACATTCCGAGTGCAGTCACGGAGGAGTTTTAAATGTTACCATATTATAAGCAAACTGTTCTTTGCGACTGGTGCGGAGAATATACCCATGGCAGAATATTCGAAAAAGATATACTTTGCGGAAGCTGTAAGAAAGTAATAATTAATAACTGGGAGCAAAATTTCGACGATAAAGAACCTGAGCGATACCACGAATGGATATTGTGGAAGTTCAGGAAAGAAGATTATCGAGATGCTATGACTGAGAAAGGAAATAAAGATGAGGCACGTGCAGATAATACTGGGACCTCCAGGAACAGGCAAGACGACGACTCTTCTGAACATAGTTGATAATGCTTTAAAAAGAGGTGTTGCTCCGGAGCGTATTGCTTATCTTGCTTTTACTCGTAAAGCTGCAAGCGAAGCTCAAGAAAGAGCCATGGTTCAGTTTGGCTTCGATGCGGACAGGTTTCCTTATTTTAGGACACTTCACTCTTTAGCGTTTAAAACTTTAGGTCTGCAAAGAGACGAGGTCATGACCGACAACCATTATAGGAAGTTGGGCAAGGCTATTGGTGTGGAGTTTAAAGGCATCTATGATGAGAACCTAGGAATACACACAGGGGATGGTCTCGGAGATAAATGCTCAAGAGTTGAGTCTCTGGCGAGAGTTGGTATTCGTTCGATGGAAGACCAATTTCATCTAAGCAATCAAAATGACTTGACGTTGCACGCAGTTAAGCAATACAATAACTCATTGACCACCTATAAAAAGAGGAACGGATTGTTAGACTTTACCGACATGCTAGAGCGATACGAGACCGCACTGCCAATAGACATCTGTATAGTCGACGAGGCTCAAGACCTGAGCTCGTTACAATATCGCATGGCAATACTAGCCTCCTCCCAAGCCTCGGAAGTTTACATTGCTGGCGACGATGACCAAGCAATATTTGGTTGGGCAGGTGCGGATGTTAATAAGTTCCTGAGTTTAAAAGGTGACAAAAGAATTCTGCCTCAGAGTTTTAGAATTCCTAGGAGTGTTCATACTTTGGCTTCGGATGTGGTGAGCCGAATAAAAAATAGGTATGTTAAACCATGGCAACCGAGATTAGAAAAAGGCACAGTCAATTATATATCTGACGACGAGGGGATAGACTTCGGAGCTGACGAAGGAACTTGGCTATGCATGAGCCGAAGCAAATACCTGCTCTATAGAATTAAAAGAGTCGTGAGGCAACAAGGCTATGCNTACANNTANAATGGTCAAAGCTCCCTAGACACCGACGAGACCAAGGCTATAACCTCTTGGGAAAAGATCCGCAAAGGCAAAGAGCTAAATAGACCAGAAGCGAAGAACCTTATTGGCTTTTTCAANTTTAACATAAAGCTCGAGAAAAAAGACACCTATAGAATAGATGACCTTGGGCTTCCGGAAGAAGCCAGAAGTAAAGACTGGATGGCAATACTAAAAGGACTGCCACCCGACGAGCGAGAATATCTAAGATCTTGCATGCGTAATGGCGAGAAGTTTACCGACAAACCCAGAATAACAATTTCAACAATACACCAAAGCAAAGGTGGCGAAGCTGATAACGTGGTATTGATAACCGACATGGGAAAGTTAAGCTGGGACAACCTAGGAAGCGATGAGGAGAACAGAGTATGGTACGTTGCATTGACCAGAGCGAAGGAAAATTTATACCTTGTACAGCCGAGAGGCTTGAGATATTTTTCCATCTAATTTGCAAGTCATTGTTTTTAAACGAATCAAAAGTGTTTACATCTCTGTCTAAAAAAGATAGAATACTTGTATGATTACTGAGAAAGGAAAAATCATGAATACTGTAACTTATACACTCGACCCGAAAAGCCTAGTTGTAAAAGGCTATGAATCCGACAAGGTTGCTCGCTCGATGGGCAACGGTGTTGCTTTCTTTAAGAACGCTGATGAGCTTCTTGCCGATCGCAATGTAACAGGTCCACTACTCGTTAATGCATACAACGAGATCGCTGATAAGCCTGTTAAAAAATTCTCTGATAACAAAACTGCTGCCAAGCGTTTTATGGATGCTATTGCTGATATCCATGTAACGACCACACCTTTCGATGGAGAAACTAAAGTGAAGTCACCACCTCAAATTGATGCACTCCCAGGAATGACGCCACTCGGCATTGCTCCTAAAAAAGTTGCCAAGCCTCGTGGTTCTTTCGCAGGTAAAGTTATCAATGTTCTTGTCACTGCGAACCCTCGCAAGGAGAATACCAAAGAGGTTTGCGGTTATGCCTCATTCCAGCTTCTGCTAAACCACGGTGTTGATATGCCTTATGAGCTTTATATCAAGCAAGGTGGTCGTTTGCAGGATCTAAAGTGGGACATTGATCACGAATGGGCTGAGGTTAAAGATGCCTAAAGTCATAAAAGAGATAGAGGGGTTCACCATTGAAAGTGGTGTCCCCTTAACCGACGCATCTAAGTCTAGGGACAAGTGGGCGAGGCTAGTTGCAGGGATGTCTATCGGAGACAGCACTGTTCTTAAAAAGTCAGGCGATGTTGTTTCCTTTAGAATGATGTGCAAAAAGCAAGGCTTCAGTTGCAAGTCCAGAGCTATTAGAGACGAGCATGGGATATCAACCCCAGACGTCAGAGTTTGGAAATTAGAAAATGAAGATTGAAATTATATCAGATGACAGAGTTTCGTCGGAAGGTAAAAATTTATCGAGGGTCGCTTGGGAGCTGTCAAGGTCTCCCGACGACACCACTCCATTAGACACAATCCTATCTATCGACGCACCAGTCAACGAGATACCATCTATTGTGATGAGTGTTGAGTGCACGATATTAGAGCGAGAAATATTCGCCTCATTCAGAGACCACGTTATGTGGGCAAGAACCTCTAGAGTTGACGCACCTTCTGAGTTCGTTGTTCCGGAATACTTTCAGTTGTCGGAGATGATGGACGATATTGTTTTCCTAAAAAAGAAAATAGACATAGATATGAAAGCAGGCATAATACAAGACGAGTATCGTCTACACATGCCTATTTGCGCAATGACTTCTTTCACGACTAGGTTGTCTTGGCGAGGCTTAATAAAAATTTATAAGCTGTACAAACACCTCTCGACGATACATGAGTATTTTGCTATCGGTAAGGAAGAGCTCGACGAGAAATTCCAGTGTAGTTGGTACGAAGAAAACTATAGCTATGTCGATCCGATACCTATGCTAAAAGAGCATGAAAAAACCAGTGGTGTAATTGGACCAATAGTTACTGTGTGTCAAGAAATGACCATTGGCTTGAGAGCTCAGGTTGTTCGCCACCGCAACTATACAATCAAAGACAACCTTATGGAAATAATAACTGCTGAAGATTGCTGGACCAGAACGCTTGGCGATAAAATAACAATATCAATATCGGCTGAAGTAGATTTTTGGAAAACAGTTGTTAATAAAAGGCAGTGTTGGATTGCTCAGTATGGTATCTGGAAAGACATTATAATTGCTGCACAAGAATACATAACTATCGGCGAGCAAGACTTGCCATGTAATAAAGGCTTTTGCCCTTATACTAGGGATGCCGAGCTGAGGCATACCGACGACGATCCTGGAGCACCTTGCCCCATTCATAGTGACTTAACCTCTACACCCATTGACCCAAAGTACATGGACATGGTGCGTATTGAAGCAAGTTACAGACCTGCCTTTTGGCAAAAACATATAGATAAACTGGAGGACGCATAATGACTATGAAAATTTATTTGGCTGGACCATTCTTTAATCCTAAACAAGTCGAAACGATCGAGGCTATCGAAAATGAATTCGATAAGTATGGCTTTGATTATTTCTCACCTCGTAAAAGTGGTGGTGTAATATCCCACCTCTCACCAGAGGACAGAACTAAAGCATCTAAAGGAATTTACGACAGCAACATTTCCGCAATGATTGATGCTAATGTTTTATTCGCTATTGTAGATGGCAGGGACACAGGCACAGTTTACGAGATGGGATATTTCCGAGCACTAACCGATCACTTTAAACTAAAAAGCGAAAACAGCACAGCTGAGAATAAACGCTATTCAATAACCTATACCAACGAGAACTTTGGTCTTAATATTATGCTGAAGGAAAGTGTTGATGCACATATCATTGGTGTTGGCGACCTGCAAAAGTTCGCAGGACTTTCTGCTAGAGCTTGGGACAGACCTCAAGGTCGTTCGATGTCTGCTGGAATAGACTGGGAAGACCACGTTGGTCGTAGGCAAAAGATCCTAGAGCAGTTCCAGAACTTCAACCCAGATGTTGAATAATGGATATTGTAAAGCTATTCAGCGTTTCTCAGGGAATGTCTGCGATACAAAGGTATTCGCAGCTCCACCTTTTAAAGAGCGAATCAGTAATGGAACACACAGGCTTCGTGTGCCTCTTTACCTATACTTTGTGCGAGGAGATCAATTCGGTCTCCTCTCCCAACGATAAGCTAGATGTCGGGATGGCTCTACAAAAAGCAATCGTGCATGATATCGACGAAGTTATAACAGGCGATATACCACGACCAACTAAATATTACAGCGAGGAGTCTGTTGCTGTATTTAAAAAGATAGCGGAAGCTGGCATTGACCAGATAATTAATGAGTTGAGAATAAACAGCAGGAACATGAAGACCAACTGGGAACAGTCTAAGGCTGGAAAAGAAGGTATGATTGTTGCGTTGGCTGACCTGTCCTCGGTAATATACAAGCTCTGGGAAGAAATATTAATGCTTGGCAATAAGAAACTTTTCAGGCAAGCTAATGAAGTAAAGAACTTTTTAGGAGACTTTCAGGCTAAAATAGCAGATGGCAATTGGTTCGACCCAGCCCAGAAGCACATTATTGATATTGCTTTAGATCAGCTTTATACAATACTCAATGAGATTTCAAAAGCCTCCGAACCAATACACGGAACATTTAAAACATTCGAAGTCGACACAATGGTACACCACAGATAAAAGGAAAAAATATGGCACATCATAAAGAAAAGTATAGTCAAAATTTTGTTAATAGAGTTCACGAGATGAAAGCTGTTAAATTTACAAATGAAGAAATAAGCAAAGAGCTAAACATAAAAGCACCAGCTGTTGCTTATATTCTTAAAAATCGATCCTATGTAAAGACTTCTCCTATGGATGTTGTTTTAGAAGTTTTCCATGAGGAAGAAGCCAAGGAGAGCATGCTAACTAAAATTAAAAGACTGCTAAAGTTTTGGTAAAAATAAACTTTATTGTTTAGCCGAAAAGGTTTAAAGTTTTAATATTGAGAAAGGAAGCCGAATGAATATTTTTTACTTGGACACTAGTCCAAAAGAAGCAGCTATGATGCACTGCGATAAACATTGCGTTAAGATGATACTCGAGACTGCGCAACTNTTATGCACTGCTCACCGAGAGCTAGACGGAGACTATTGGTCTGACGAGGTNGGCTTGTATAAGTCGACTCATAAGAACCATCCTTCAGCAGTTTGGGTTCGGGAAAGCTCCGAACATTATTGGTGGGCACTAGGTTTGTTTGTATATCTATGCAAGGAATATACATCTCGCTATGGTAAATCCCACAAGAGTGCGGAGCTCATGCAGTTGCTTTGTATAGCACCCATGAACATAGAAGAGATTGGCTTCACCGACCCACCCCAGTGTATGCCTGATGAGTATAAGTGCGAAAATGCAGTAGAGGCATATCGGAGTTATTACTTAGGCGAGAAGATGGGTTTCGCAAAGTGGAACTATAGCCCAACTCCGGAGTGGACCTATGCTTAAAATAAGAGGAAATGATTTAGAGCTTAACGACAAAAAAGTTGCTAGGCTTTTCGACCTTAATACTTTTGATAGAAGAGACCTAGAGGATCTTTTTGACAAAGCTAATAATTATAAAGATGATGTACGCAGTGCATATGAGAGAGGGAGAGACGATGAGTGATCTTAAAACAATCGGAGATGTTGCTAGGAAGCATCGTAGGAATAAGTCACCGATAGATTGCATGGAGGACGCTCTAGAAACTTTTAAAGAACGCAATAAAGTTTATGGTGATAATTACCATCGTCATGGAAAAGTAATGATGGCTTTATTCCCCAAAGGAGTTACTCTTGATAATGAGAAGGAATGGAACAGATTCGGCATTGTAAATATGATTGTTGCAAAGCTAACTCGCTATTCCGAGAATTGGCCAGGATCGCACGAGGACTCAGTCCATGACATGGGTGTTTATTCTTTTATGTTGCAGTCCTTAGACAACGAGGATAAAGAATGATTATATTCGATCTTGAAACAACAGGCTTACCAAAGGCTGAAGGCTCCGACTTAGACCTACAACCTAGAATAATTGAGTTCGGTGCTATAAAATACAACGACGCTCTTATCGGTAAAGGGGAAATGCGGGAGGAAGCAAGGCTTGAGTTTTTCTGTAATCCTGGACACTTGCTCGATCCTAAAATAATAAAGATCACAGGCATAACCGACGACATGCTAAAAGACGAGAAACCATTCATAACTAAGGTCGAAGAGTTGACGGACTTTTTCCTAGGAGAAAGAGACATCGTTGCCCACAACTTGCCATTCGACAGAAAGGTTTTAAGATTCGAGCTAGAAAGGCTGGACAAAGTTACTAAGTTCCCTTGGCCACCCAACCACATCTGCACAGTTGAAATAGGCCAAAAGGTCTGGGGCAAGATGCGCAAGCTGGGTGATATTTACGAAGAGTTATTCGATGAGAAAATAGACGGTGCACACCGATCTATAAATGACGTTGAGGCAACTGCAAGAATTGTAGACTGGTACATAGACAGAGGAGAGATATAATGACAATAGCATTAGCAGGTTTCGTTATTAGCTATATAATCGTTGCGGTGATTATGTAATGCTTCACATAAGAACACGCACCGAATACTCTTTCCGCAAAGCGTATGGTCCAATTGCAAATATCATA